AACTATACCACCGTAATCCATCATGTGGCCTATTGGGTCCGGTTCTAACCGAAACCACACTGACACCTTAGACTGAGCCAGCGCCGCAGCCAGGAATTCCGTATCACTCTCCAGAACCTTATAAGTATTATTCAAAGCGTTCACTCCTATGTAACAAAATACCCCACCATTACTGGCAGGGTACGGTACTTCCGTTACATTTATTTTATTGTGCCTGGCACAAGTTGTAAATGCTATTTCGCAGAATATTCATCTACGCTGAACGTAAGAATCTTATCGAAGATCACATAGTCCTTCCGGCTGGTGAATGGGCCTTTGTTATTATCGTGCTTATTGATTGCAAACGATGCAGTTCCTGTACCGGACTGTTTGTTTTCATACCAAGCAATGAAGGAATTGACTTCATCCATGCTGAGGTCAAACTCTTTTTCAAGGCCGGTGTTCATCGTCACAACCAGGATTGCCCGGTCACCTGTAGGTTGCTCTGGAGTTGGAGACGGGGTTACAGTTGGTGTCGGTGTAACCGTTGGTGTCGGTGTAACCGTTGGTGTCGGTGTTGGCTCTACCGTTGGTGTCACTGTTGGAGTTGGTATTGCTGTTGCTGTTGGTACTGGTGTTGGAGTTGCTGTTGGCTCAATGGTTGGTTCAGAAGTAGCTGTAGGTACTACGGTTGGGGTAGCTACCGGCTCTGCAGTTGGTGTTATAGTCGGTGTCGGTTCTATATTATACAGATTAAACTCAGCAACATTTAGTGTTCCACTACCTTTTTGTATTACCCATATTTTCTTCACATTAGTCAAAGGCTTAGCAAAGGAATGTATTCCATTATCACCTGGAATCACTTCATTAACGATACTACCTTCAATCGCTACACCTTTACTATCTTCGAAAACTATATACATTTTTTCCCTATTATAATTTGTTATGAACATTTTGTATGAATTAATGGTAACAGGACTGTCGAATATAATGAGAAAGGAATCTTGCTTTGATTTTGAACTATCACTTCTTTCGTATATCAAAGGGTAACTAGTTAATTCATTATTATCGGTTACTTGTAACGTTGATCCCATTACAGTCGTATTATTTGTACTTGTTCCAATTGCTTTACCATCCATTAAACCTACAGGACTTTCAGCAGCTTTAGTTAAATTAGGTGCGGCGATCAAGATAAGTAAACATAGAATCATAAAACTAATTACTTTCTTCTTCAAAACATCCATCTCCTTTAATATGTATGCATCAAGCCTACACTAAATAAAGGCGAACAAACAGTCTGTTATTCGACAGAAATTTACAATACACTTATGGGTTATTGAGGAGGGAATATGCAGGTTGAATCGAGGATACGAACTCTAAATCACTGGTATGGGGAACTTTCCTGGGCAGTATCTATACGTATAATTCATACGTTGACACGTATTATTAATACGTATATAATAGGAGTGTGAGGAGGGCTGAGATTGAAGGCTTACAGTTCAAGAGAAATCATAAAAATTCTTGAAGAGGACGGATGGTACATAATCGGAGCAAATGGGAGCCACCATTACTTCAAACATTCGACAAAGCTCGGTAAAGTTACCGTGCCACATCCTAGAAAAAGCTTTCCTCCCAAGACACAAGCAAATATCCTTAAATCAGCAGGGTTGTAGGGGCGCAAGCTCCTCTCCCTCAAGGAGGCTAAACTATATATGAGTAAAAAAGATGTATACCGCTTTTGGGCGCTGCTCGATACGGCAGACGAAGGAATCTCTGTTCGCTTTCCCGATCTTCCCGGATGCCTGACTTCCGGAGACAGCGCGGAAGAAGCCTATGCTGCAGCCCGTGAAGCGCTGGAGGGATTTCTGTACGTCATGGAGCAAGATGGTGACTCTATTCCCGCACCTTCCCCATTGGATGTGATACTGGCACAAGCAGATGTCGGAGAAGCCGCATGTGACGTTCAGGTGTATATGCCTGTTGTTCGGGAGGCTATGGAGAACAAGGCTGTAAAGAAGACGCTGAGCGTACCCAAGTGGTTAAATGATGCAGCGGAGAGTCAGCACCTTAATTTTAGCCAGGTCCTTCAGGAAGGATTGAAACGGAATTTAGGTATTGATAATCAGCGCGTTTAAGTGGCAATTGCTTGGCCTATTCACCCGCCTGACGATGGCCGGAAGGGAAACGGCCGAAACTCACTCCCCAATCTTGGAGGGTGAGTCGCGGGAACCCGCAACTGTTCTTCATAAAATAAAAAAGCCCCCGCGCTGGGCAGAGGCATACATAAAGGAAAATACTCCCTTATTGGCGAATGACTAATAGTTTGTCATCTGACCAAGAAGGGAGGTATTACAGTGGATGAATTGGCGAAGAGTATTTTATCTTTCCTGATAAAAGAAAACGAAAAGGGAGAGTCGTGGTCTCCCTTGAATGACGAAGCTTCAGAGAAAAGATTTGAAGCTCCATGGACAAGAATAATGGTGCGGCTCCGCATGATGCAAGCCGGTGGTTTGATCACTATTCAAGCTTTAAACTCGGACGACGAACCGTCCGATGTTGGGATCAAATTAACCGAAAAAGGCAAGAACTTTTCAATTTAAACTTTGATGTCATGGAAGGTCTGGATAGATTCGCGAATAATCTCCCGGACCTTTCCTAAATTATCTTCGTTCAGCAAAGAGATTTTTATGAGAACACTAAACGCGCTGCAGAAACCCGTGATGCTTGTTGCCTCTTCCGGATTTTCTTCATAGAATTTCTTCACAAATTTCATGGCACTTTTAATGGATGCCAGGTTCCATTCTTCATTAGTCATATATTTTTCTCCTTCCTTATTTGATCCTATGTAGGAACTCTTGATAAAACCTCCGTCTATAAGCTCAGTTTGTCCGTGATTATGATCCGTTTTAATCGGAGGAACGAGAGAAAAGTCATAACCATTCTTGTTAACCTTAAAGTAGTCGCTATCTTTCGGAATCCCAAAATTATGAGCTCCTGTAGATACCGGATTTGCTTCCTTTTCTGCTTCTCGCTTATCAAGTTCTTCACGTACAATTCTCCGGATCATTTCCTCATTCATTTACATTTCCTCCCTAAAACTTCTGGCAAATTATACCGTATAATATGGTAATATGAAACCAAGGAGTGATTCTCTTGAAAAAAGCAATTATAGGACTTGTAGCCGGTATGTTAATCGGATCGGCAGGAATGGCCGCAGCTGCGACCACCCCAACCGTCCAGGCTGTACTTGCAAAATTCACAATTTCCATCGACGGACAAAAGCAGACGCTTAAGAATGATCCGCTTGTTTATAAAGGCACTACATACCTGCCAGTCCGCGAAGTGGCCGAAATGACAGGGTACGCATTGGAGTTTGATAATTCGAAAAAATTCATTGATTTCAAATCGAAGGGAGGAACTAACGTGACCACATCACAAGTTGAAAACGAAATTAATTTAAGTGAATGGATTTCTGCTAAAAAATTAGTTGAGGATTACGCCGTGGACATATCAGCAGCTTCTGGAAAAATTAGAGATATCAGTTTTGAGCTGGGCGATAAAAAGATAGTTTTCTCAATGCCTGGGCAATTGGTAAATGACGAATATACAAGCGTTGATGGTATGCATACCGCCATTGTTAAGGATGGGACTATCTATCTCTCGAAAGAAGCAGCTTCTTATTTAGGAGTTAATTTCTAATAGTTCCCACCCCCTCTGCTTTGAACGAACAATTGAGAAACAACTGTGGCCGCTATACGCCCGAGTTTATCGGGCGTTATGCGGATCTCGTGAAAAACCCCCCTATTAACCTTTCCACTTTCATCCTTGCTCAAATAAGGAATGATGTCTATATCCGTCCCACTTGTCTCGTTAAACGGGACCACATTACCATCCACTGTTATGTTTAAAGCCGTTGGTGATGGCCCTGAATAAATTCCGTACTCGATCCCGTGTGTATGAGCTGGGATCTGATGTGTATGTTCCATGTTGTGTGTATGCTCCATGTCGTGCGTATGATCCATGTCATGTGTGTGCTCCATATTGTGCGTATGTGAATCAATGTTGTGAGTATGATCCATATCATGTATATGATCAGGCAAATCTATTAAATGTGAGTGCATAGCCGGGTTGTGAGTGTGCCCCGCATGGGTAACCCAAGTCACAAACCCCCCGCCTGGTGTCGCTAATTGAGTTCCATTAGCCACACCATGATTATGGGCACCTTCATATGTTGTGGGATCTGGTGCAAAACCCGGATCTAGTTTATAAGCTCCGGTTCTGGTATTGACCACTCCTCCACCAGCTGCTGTTGTTGATCTGCTGCTTGGACCTGATGTTGTTTGCCCCCCTGCCGCCGTGGTTTCTGTACTACTAGGCCCTGCTGTCTGCCTTGTGCTAGGCCCTGCTGTGTCTCTTGTGCTCGGTCCAGCCGTTTGTGTGCTGCTCGGACCGGATGAAACTGCTGGAGCCGAAGCAATCGCCTTACTATAAGCCCGGAACGCCTCTACCTGGAACGACAGCATGACTTTATTGATCCGCGCCGTCTCCTCCGGTACGTAGAACTTGAGGATGGCTGGATGTGTTGGGTCTGCATTGTCTGCAAAATCCCTGGTATCTAAGTTGGTTGCCCCCTGCGCATATGAATCGTTAATGTGCTGCCGGTTCTGCAGGTCCGCTATGCTTCCCGCGATATCCTCTGTCCGGTTTGCGATTTCAATCTGTACGTCTCCAGGTGCGCCGAGCATGTCATCCTTGCCCACGTTGACCACCCGCACAATAACATCCTCGCCCATCTCATCATCTTGTACCCTTACACGCGCTCCGGTCTTGAACTTATATATCTGCTGTCCAGTCAGGCGGTGAATTTCAGAGCCTCCGACGCGGTAGGATATGCGAGGCACCTTTAGCTCATTAAACAGTGTCTGGCAGCGAGCCAGCAGTGTCTCAGGGTATTCGAAACGTCGGTCCACAAAGATAGATGAAAGTATACCGTACTTAGCCTGCGCTGCTGCATCCTCGATGTATGGCAGGCCGCCGTTAATTCCCGCGAATGTCAGTTGATTAACCCCTTCTCCAAATCCAAGACCATACAGCCGCGTGCATAGGTTTGTCGGGTCCACTACCTTCTCAATCTCCGTCATGTTCACGCCATACCGGATATAAGCCGTAACCGCTTCATCGGGTGGCACAAGGTTCAGCGTCCAAGGATAGGATGTGGTGTCCCATGTCCACTGATATTCGGAGTCAAAAGGCTTTGGCACCGAAAAAAGCGCCCCGAGCAGCGTCTCATTTTCCCAGTTGTATTCGAATTGTCGCGTGAAGCCCACTGTTCCCAGCTTCCAACGAGGCATAACTTGCTTGGATAGGATATACTGAATCACTTGAGCGGTGTACACACCCAAATTACCAACCGTATGAGATTGGAACAGTACGTCATTCAGCAGCGTAGCCAGGACATGCTCACATTCATATTTGATAATCGGCCCGCTCTGGCTCCGGTTCATGGTGTTCGGTACAATTCGAAAGAGTTCCACCCGTTCGTCATCATCGTACAGCTCTACAAAATAGAACGGCCGGCACTCTACATTCTTGGGATCATCCCCCGGCAGGCTGAAGCCCGCGGTCCATAATGAATTGAGTGGCATACTATATTCGATGTCAAACGCATTCTCCAACAGCGCCACACGCCGCATCTGAGCATCATAAATTGTGACTGGTGCTTTAGGCATAATAACCACCTCTGAGCCTTCCCTCAATCTCCCTGACGACTTCCCAATTCATTCGTCGCGGGGAATCAAATACTATATCGTAGGCGGCTCTCATTTGATCAGCAGCCACGTTGAAGGTTACACCGCCCGTTGCCGTTCCGAGACCCGGACAGATGACCCGCTCAATGTACTTCCGGTGTTCTCCGCCGCCGTTGTCATTATGATTAAGAATGGCTTGAAGCGCCGCTTTCATCGCTAGGAAAACATTGATTGTCCCTGCAATGATCATGGGAAACCTCATTGTCGGTGTATGCGCGACAAATGGATGCTTTGTGTTTTCCGTCTCAATAATCAGCGATGTGCCAACAGCCTGCATTCTGGCATGATACACGAAAATACTCGCTTGGACAGATCGCTGCAGCTCTGGTCCGAAGAACTCCGCCACTCTGAGATCAAAACCGCCGTCCATGATGCCGTAACTATTCGCAGGAGTGATTATGCAATCCCACTCCTCTATTTCTTGGAATGGACTATTCATGACCTTGACGTCCTCCAGCCCTGCAAAGGCTTGTTCAAATTCACAACAAAGATCAGGATTTATATCCGCTAATATCAGTTCAATCATGGTGGCCCTCCTTATATGAATTTATCCCGGTACGTGATCCGGAGTAAAACACTGCGTCCTGTTGCAGGGTCTGTGTAAACGATGTTGTTATCTCCGAGATTCAAATCAAAAAAATCGCCCTGCATCATGTGAAGAGCATTTTGGCTGTTCTTGGTGAAGGTCAGGTTCTTGCTGTCGATTATGATCCGGTCACCTGGAGCAAAGGTTCCTGAAAAATTGATTTCATCGATGTGGAATCTGCTGCCATTACCTAGCAGCTTTCCAATCCCATGCAAAACGGCCTGCTGTGATAGCTCTCGGATAAATGATCCTTTTAAATCGCCTGCTCCGCTAAGAGCAGCAGCGAACATAATCTCACGTATAAATGTTGCCTTGAGTCCGCCTTGGCCTTGTATACCTGCCGATCCGGTAGCAATGACGTTAGCTCCTGCCTTTAGTACCCCTTCTCCTTGCAGAACCGCGCTGCCAAATACAAAAACCGAAAACTCCCGATTAAACGCTATTCGGTTAAACGATCCTCTATTAAACATGGACAGGTCTCCTATCCTAAAAATGAAATAAGCCCCGCCTTGAAGGGCAGGGCATAATCCCAAGCGCTTGGGAATTTACTTTATATCAGTGTATCCTTTGCCTGCTTCCGGGTTGCTTACAATCCCTAGTACCACCAGGATACCCAAGACAGCATTTACCGCCGCTGTAACCTCTTCGTATTTCTCCGGGGCCAACTGAAACCCGAAGATTGCCCCAATGGTCTGTACACCCAGTAGCACAGCCGCTGTCAAGGATACCCATAAGCCATAATTACGCCATTTGCTATTCATGATTATTTAGCCCCCTTTGTAAAAAGACCAAGATTAAAGAGTATTTGAATCATATTAAGTTCCAGCTTTGACTTGTCCGCCGATGTGGTTACCGCTCCCGCTGCCTTAGCAGCTTCTAGTGCGTCTTTGTAACCAGTGGCATATGTTTCCTTGCCTGAGATATTCAAACGTTTCTCCAAGGCCGCTATGCGTCCCTCTTGTTCCTCAACTACTTGCTCCAACTCCGCGATTTTACTCATATCCTCACTTGCCTCCTCTTGTAATTTATCAATGACGGCAAATGCCGCTTTTACCTGTGCTGCTGTTGGCTGATAACCTTGTCGCAACGCGGACAGTGCCAGACCAAAGCTCATTTGAAAATGCGGATAATCCTTTATACTGGTCCAGTCCCCGCCCCACTCAAAGCCCAGCGCCTTAGCCTCCTGTACAACCTCCTGCCAGTCAGCCACCCTATCACTGTCACCGTCCCGCGTCGTGTCCCAGGAGACGTTACGACCATCCAGCTGCAGCAGCCCAAAGTCTATAGCCAGACCGTAATTGTGATAACTGTGTCCACCTTTGGCGTTGGTTACGATCTGGCCGGGCTTCGTGCGACCCTTCGCGTAGAGAGAATCTTGCTCTGCGATTGTCCGCAGTCCCTGGGTAATAACGATTGGCACACCCCGCGCATAGCAGCGCTCAATGAGCGCCACCGTAGCCGCCACCAGGACCGGGTGTAGCCCAACAAGGCGAGCCTGAGATTTAAGCTTTACTTGGTCAAGCGTCAGCATCTTCCTTCTCCTCCTCTCTCTTAACAGCCGGGAAGGACAGAAACAGATCCTGCCTCCGGGTATACATGAGCACGGTCAGGATCACCAGTCCCAATGTCGTGCCGGTCTGTGCTACGGTCCAGGCTTGAGACTTAAGCGCTGCATAGACTGCATCCCCGCCGGTAGCAGTGCTGAAGCGAATCCAGAAGGCCACAGCCATTTTGACCGTGTATGCCCCGAGGAAGAAGAACGCCGCCAGCATAAATAGGCTAACCACCCTGGCCCGGAATCTCTTCCGAAAGTACAAAAAAAGCGCGGCTATCAGCAGCAACGCACAGACAAACGAAATACCGTATGCAATCAATAACAAAATATCAATGCCCCCCATGATTAACACCCCGATCATATATTAAAAATTCAGCAAAGCCGTTATTCCTGATTTCCTCCTGAATCTCCTTGGAGGCATCTTTGTAACGGCGAATGGAGACAGTCACCCGCCCGGACGCTTGGTGTAGCTCTCTCTCTTTATCGCGGTACCGGGGGAATACTCGTCTTAACCACTTCATAAGCACGGTTATCCTCCCCTATCCTCATCATTGCCGTTAACAGCAGCATGATCTATTTTGAGTCTCTGCAGCACTTCAAGTGTTGGAGCCATAAAGTCGGCCCGCTCTTTATCCAATATCGCCTGTAGCCGGTCCCGGTCTTCCTCCGCGCGGTCCAGCAGTTCACGCGGTACCAGGTTACCCTTAACGATGGACCTGACCAGCGTGATAACGATGATCAGCAATATCAGCGCGACGATGTAGGCCAGGCCATATTTATCTGCGAGCGGCAGCAGCTTTTCAAGATTTGATACGTCATTGCTATCCATTCCCCCCGCTCCCTTCTCTCTCTAATGTAAAAAAGACAGCCCCCGGGACAACCGAGAGCAAAATAAAAACGCCTGCTATGGCGTTAACGTAAATTAGTTATATGCTAGTTTCCCCGAAGCTGCACAAGAGGTATAGCCTCCGCCCATAGAAGCCTCCACTTTAAAATAAAGAATAACCCGATTGTCAAGATTGAAGGGTTTTGTGAATGTGCCATTGGCTCCTATGTCAGTGTTACCATACCATCCACCCTGATTATTAGATCCACCTTGCGTATTGGTTGAAGTTATCTGCCTATTAACCCTGTCAATAAACAGACCGCTTTGCTGAGAATACCAGCTTCCGCCATTGCTCTCATATCCGGCTAACAATAATTCGTTTCCATGGATATCTTGCAGAATAATGCCTTGCTTTTGAAAGATATTAGTGGAAGATTGGTCCTGATTAATGTATCCAGCATATGATATGTTTGTCCAACCGGCTGGCACTCTAAAGATTTCGTGATAACCTGTCGGGGGTGGTGAACCCGGTCCTGGGCTACCGAAGTTTACACCAAAAGCCCCACCGTAGTATTCACGCATTGTTCCAACTACCCCAAGAGCAGACTTGCCCAAACGCAAATCCCCTGCGGCAATACCGATCGCATTTGCAACTCTTGCTTGGGGGATTAAGATTTCAGGGTAGCCTGAACCTCCGTTTGTCTGATACGCTCCCTGTGGAATGCCTACATATAACTTTCCGTCGCTGTTTGTCACATACAGGTCCGCATCAGTGTAAGCACCCTTTACAGGCACACCCCCCTGCACCCCTGCAATGATTGTGTCTGACAATATCTTATTAGCCGGTGCGTTTACCGCAGATACGGTAATGGGCGTATCATAAATCCCCGCCGCCTTGGTCTGTACCGATGTTGTGGGCGTGACTGTGCCGCCAGTTTGCACCGGTAGGCTACCTGTCACCGTCCCGGCGATAGTCTCTGCCGTTTTGCCTGCTCGGATGTCTCCGGCTACTGCTGTTCCCTCACCTCCTTCACCCTGTAAGATAAAAGCCGTTCCGTTATACCGGACCGTGTAAATGATTCCGGCCTTCAGACTGCCTGCTGCTGGGGCACTACCATTTGCCTTAAGGATGGGTTTTGCCCCAAGTCCGTTGACGTTTATCGTCACAGCCCCGGTGTTCGTCTCCAAATTTTTGAAGACTACTCCGACACCGTCCAGGTATTCCCTGAAGGCTGGCGACAATGTGATTGTCTTGGCATTGACTCCGGTTGCCAAACCATATCCTGGATGCCGTACGAAATCGGACTCATGTGCTGTAAAGTCCAGCCGTAGGTTATCGGCCTTGGCCTCGATATAGTCATCCGCAAAGTCCTGTCGGTCATCCGCCTGTCGCAGCTCCGCGACACTCTGGACCACATCGGACACCACACCGCTAAGTCCTGTCCGCCATGTGGCCGCTGTCTCCGTGACATTGGCTGTTAGTCCGTATTTGTCCAGAGCAATATAGGTGACGTAATAATCCTTGGTTGAATCAAAGTTCGCGACACTTATACCCAGCGCTACAGAACCAAAAACCACCTCACCAACAGCGTTATGGGGGGTAATTCCCCAGGCACTATCAACCTCCGCTCCTTTATATATAGATAAAAATCGCTGCACTCTATACTTAGGTTTGCTGCTCGTACTAACGGCGTTGATATAGTATTTATTGTCAGGGGCATAGAGTACCGGAGTTACCTTTTCCCGCTGAATCAATCCTGTATCCACGCTAATTTGATTGCCTCCCGGATGTAGCGTTATGCTACCCTCTGCGTTGGTTACTGCCACCGGCACGGCTGCGGAGGCCAGCGCGTAATCCAGTGTAGCCCAGCCCGTCCAGCCTGAAGCTTTATTGGCGGATACCCACGCCTCTGTATTCGTTGCTGGGGCCGATCCGTCTAGGATTGACACCCAAGATGTATAGACGGTGCCGTTGTTGGCTGCGGCTTTCCACCCGTTGAACAATGCCTTAATCGCGTTGATATTAGGATTGATTGTCTCAGCCCATCCAGCATCAATGTCAGCGATGGATAGTTGGATAAACGTACCCGCTCCACCACCGTCAAACCCATCAGCGGTTGATGTATCAAAGCTCTTCATTAACTTTCCATCGTATCTAAGCATTGCACCAACAAACGGACCTGAAGCAATCATGCTCGATGGTCTTGTAGTATAGACTTTTTTCAGCCCAGTACCGTCAGAGCCAAAAGACCAGGATAACGATCCATCAAGCACATATCCCTTTTTGACTCTCTCCATATACATCCACTCGCTGCCCTTCGAGTACACGCTATCCCTTATACCACCTACCTCTCCAAGAGTGACCGGGAGGATAACGGATTGCGGTTCGGCTGGGGTAAATGGCGTGGCAGCGCTGCCTAGTTCAAGCTGCGGATTGGAAAAGGTGAAAGTTCCGGCAGCACTGTTCGTGCATCTAACTATGATAGAGGCTACCGCCGCATTGGTTGTAATGGTAGCCGTTTGTGCAGTGAATGCTTGGTTTAGAATTGACGTACCATTGGCATCGTACTGCTGTATCTCCAATCTACCGTTATGTGTCGCTGACAGCGTATAAGCCTGATTGGGCAAGGCGTTTAGCTTATACATTGGGCCTTGGTATTGTCCTGCCGCAGTCAAGGTCAAACTGTAAGGCCCACTGAGTGCCGAGTTTGTGAGCTGCGTCCACTCGGCAAACGGCCCCAGCAGGTTGCGCCCCTGTTTGGTAATAGCTACACCCTGTACGTGCTGCTTGCCGTCTACATGGGGCAGGTAATCCCGGATGTTAGACTCCGTGATATCTACGCCAATACGAGCATACAGAGCATCGTCCACCGCATATACTCCAGCGCCGTCATACTGTGCCCAGCCTACGGTCCCTGCGGGAGCTTGGTTGTATAGGTGTATCGCTAGACTGGTTGTGTCAGTGGCAAGCGTAAACCTAACAAAAATGGTTTTCCACGTTGTGGATGCCGATGTACCTGATCCAGTGACATACCCATTGTTATTGTATACAGACATACCCATTAATCCGTTTGTGCCGTCCGTCATAGCATCGGCTATAAACACGTACTTCCCGGCACTTGCGGATAGAGAGGTCTTGGATACTCGCCGGTCTACGCTGGTGTCCGTTGTTCCACTGGTAATCCTCTGCGCGTTTGTACCATATCTGCCCGGCACAAGGGAATATGTCGCTGGAGAACCACCAGTCAACCCATCTGCTAATCCATTAGAATTACTATCCACTTCAAAATTTCCGTCCTTGCCAAGCAGATTTACCAGCGTCCGCCCGTTAACCACCAGATCCAGCTCCGAGCCGTTTTGGTCTGCCGTGACCAACGACAAGCCGGGTCCCAGGGTTTGGGTAAGGTCTACACGGCCAGTACGTGCGTCCAGGTCTTCAATGTTCGCTTTAAATGCGTTATGGTCGGCGGCTGTGTAGTACCTAGCCACCTTGGACCCAATAACCCACGCCTTTGCTGTCGTACCATCAAAGCCACGTGTGCAGCCCGTGAGGTTGTTCCCTGTTTTCCCAGTATAAAGAATGGTTTCGCAGCCTTCGTCTGTTCCGATCGTGAAGAGGTTCGGAGCCGGAGGAAGCTTAGATGCATCCAATACCGATACTGTTGTTGCTGCTGCGGTAAGGGCTGCTGACAATTCTGTGGTTGGGCTATTTGTGATTGCTTGATACATTGTCTGTTGTGCCAATATTTACGCCCCCTTAGCTGAGTGTTGCCTGCAATTGACTAGCAAGGAATTTAAACACATCACTGGTCAGGATTGTTCGGGCATTATCTAATTCACCGAAATATAGTAAATTGCCACCCGTTGCAGCATCCCTAATCCCTACATGGGTCACAAGCCCCCAGTTTGCAGTCGCAATAGGGAAAACAATATCAGCGCTGTTTTTCACCGTCTGCACGCCACCCACTGCCGCAGGTGCTGCAAAAGCCACGCTTTGCCGAACATAAGCCCCTCCTGTAACTTCTTGGCCTGTGTCTGCTGCTGTTGGATTACTGGTATAGAGTGCCACGTAAACGGTTGTTGGCCGTGTGTAAGCCGTGTTTCTAAAAACCATGTTCAGCAGTGCGGTTGATAAATAGTTTGATACTCCCAAATGTGCCGCCTCCTATTCAATCTGATATTCGTTCGTTATCTTAAAACTGTTGAGTGTTGTAGAGCCGATATTGGTCAAGGTGATAAGCGCATCTGACCGGATAGTTCCCTCCGACTCAATCACGAGCTTTGTTGGTGAGGATGTAATCGTCTGCTCAGTGATATGCTCTTGAACCGAATAAGCGAACGGGTCAAAAGCAACTAACTCCAACTCAAACAACCCTATGCTGTTATAGATCAATCGCTCTAGTGATGCCGATCCGGCATACCGGACAAGGTAGAACTTATCCGGTTCAAAAGCGCGAATTAATTGCACAATTCGCGGCCTACCATAGGAGTCCGTCAGGTGTCTAGCCAAAGTGCGTACCCGCTGCTGCAACCCTGCTGGACTGGGAACATCGTAATTCGTTCCATCTGAGACAAAGGCGCAAGAATAAGAAAAAGCGCGTTCCGTAAGGTCCGCGCCAAAGTCATATTGTCCATGTTTTCCGGGGATGGTTACCCCAATATCCCGGGTACTGGGAAGCAGGGGCTCCTTGCTCTCTTCGAGGACACGGAACCCCAGATCAACATCCCGGATTCCTCCAAGAGTTATACTACTTGTCATACTAGACCCATCCCCCTTGTTGCCTTAGTCAGCGAACTCCACTGCCGGCGGGAGACATTAGTCTCAATCTGCTTGCCGTCCAGGTAGATGTTCTGATTGAGGACCAATTCTCCATCCCCCATCAGCCCCGTTGCTGTCCCAGCAGAACTTCCACTAGCGACGGGCAATTGTACTCGGCTGTCAATGGCGTTCATCCCTGGTGTGTTCAACTCCACAGCCGCAGCGTCAGCCATATCTTGCGCGGCACCCTCCACCGCTGATAGTTGTCGCTCCATACCCAGGGCCAATCCTTTACCAATAAACTCACCGATGGCAATCATAACCCGGCTGGGTGACTTGATTTTGAGTGTATCCTTGATGCTGTCAGTCGCCGCCTGCGCTGTCGCTGCAGCTGCATTTGTGATTGCAGTTGTACCTGACGTCATTCCCTTAATTACTCCGTTGACGATTTGCAGACCATATTCCTTGGCTTGTGCTTCAGCCCACTTCTTCTGTGCCGCAGTCCCATTTGCCAGAAGATTATTGAGATAGGCAATCTCATTTGCCATATTTCCCGCATTTGCTGCTGAAGCTGTTTTACCGATCATCCCAAGAATCTCGTTAACTGCCGCCTGTATGCTGGTTTTGGTGCTGTTCAGACCCTTGAGCAACGATTCTCCGAAGGTCTGCCCGGCGTCCTGCCACTGCGGGTTATACTGCGTCAGTAGGTCTATGAGTTCTTTGTTGTTGCTATCCAACGCCAGACGCCGTACCTCTGCTTGTAAGGCCTCTTCGGTGTTGAGGTTAGCATAATGCGTCTTGGTTGCTTCCATCTGCGCCGTAAGGCTGTCAGTTGTCGCTTGAGCGTTCTTTTCCTCAGTAGCCTTTTTGTTTTCATATTCCAGCCGCAGGGCTTCAGCTTTTTGATCGGATTGGCTTTTGATTTGAGTCATTTCAGCTTTCAAAGCGTCGATCTGTACCTGTCGCTGTTCAAGCAAGTATTTCCGCTGCCGTTCGGCAAGCATGTCATCAAGCTCTTGCTGTATCTTTGCTCGGGATTCGGCAGTGTCAGCATCGGTCAGTTCTTTCTGCTTGTCGGCCAGTTTCTTCTGATAGGCGGCTTCCTCAGCGGCAATGTCCTCTGCCTTGGTCAGGCCTTCAATGCCGTCGATCTGATCTTGCAGCCCCAGCAGTTTAGCCTGTGTTTCAGCATCTAGCGTTTTGAGTGACGCCTGATACTCCGCATCATACCCAGCGATAATAGCGTCAGACGCTGCCTTGTGCTCATCAATGCGTTTCTGCAATGCTTCAGTTGCCGCCTTCTCCTCGGCGGCATATCGTGCTTTCAACGCCGTGGTGACTGCGGTATTGAGCTTATCCAAGGAGGCTATTTGTGCATCCAAAGCTTTTTTAGCAGCATCCGCAGCTTCTTTAGCTAGGTCCGCACGGATCTTATTCACCTGTTTATCGATGGCGATACGTTCTGTAGAGCCGACTTTATAACGAGTCTGCAGTTTTTCCCAGGCTGTCAATTCCTGTTGCAAAGATATTTCATTCGCTTGTTTCTTAGCCTCAATATAAGTTTTGGAAGCTTCGAACTGCTCTTTGGCCTTAGCTGCTGCTTCCTTCGCAGCGTCGTCATTTGCCTTCTTTATTGCTAGATTAATTTTTTGGACTTGCTCAGTTGTTTTAGCGTAAGCTTGCTTCACTTTTTCTAGCGAAGCAATGTAGGCAGCCTCGTCAATGGTACCCATCTTGTATTTGTACTGGGCAGTGCCGAGCGCATCATTGAAAGCTTTATTCGCTGCTGTCGCGGCTTTTTTAGCTGCAGCAGCAGCTTCCCTGTGCGCCTTTTCCGCTGCTTTCTCCGCTGCCTTCTGGGCCTTATCTGCAGCCTGTGCTGCTGCCTTAGCCGCCTTTTCAGCAGCCTCACCTGTTAGACTCTCGATAGCTGCCTTTGCTTTATCCTTGGAGTTATTAATACCTACAGCCAAACCTTCAGAGATATTTTCACCATATCCGGTTGTTAACTTGGATGGCGAATGAATACCAAAGAAATTCTTGATGGTATCTCTAATCTTTGTTGATACTTCTTTGGTCTTTTCTGTAACCGCACTTGCCATGCTCCCGATGCCGTTAATCAGACCTTGAATGATGTTCTTTCCTATTCCAACCAGGTCAATCTTTTTAAAGAAATTAACAACACTAGTCCATATTTTCTCAATCACACCTTGAATCGTGCTAAAGATGTTCTTAATGGCTGTCAGCATGGTCTTGAAGTTTTCAACGGATTGAGTATATATTGACCGTGCAGCGCCGGTCACTGCTTGTGTCAAGGCATTCCATATCGAAGCTCCCAAGGTCCGTAACCGGGTGAATATGCCGATTCCTTCTGTGAACATATTTTTGAAGAAATTGATGACTCCATACACCATCTTTGATATTAGGCTTGTCGCCGAACCATGCAATCCTTTGAAAGCATTAACAATCCCTTCACCCATGCTCTTCATCAACCCAACACCGGATTTCAGTAAGTTGGTGAATAATGTTTTGAGCCCTCCCAGAAAGTTCAAGGTCATTAAACCCATAACAAAGTCAAGAGCTCCACTCAGCACTTGCTTGATACCTTCCCACATCTTTCCCCAGTCCCCTGTAAAGAGTCCCGAGAACACTTTGATCAAGCCCATTATGATATCTAAGGCGCCGCTGATCACATTTTTTATGGCCGTCCAAGCCATGTCGATTATGAACTTAACAGCAGGCATAATGAACTCAATGACCTTCTTGATCCCGTTAAACACATTGGTCACTGCCTGCAAAATTTGACTTCCGTTCTCGTCCCAGAACTTTTTGATCTTGTCGATCTGCCCCATGATAAAGGACCCAATGACTCCCCACGCAGCGAGTGCAACAGCTTTGATAGACTCCCAAGCGCTATTGAGGGCGTCGCGCACCGTATCGTTCGTTTTATATAAATAAACAAGCCCTGCAGTAAGCCCGGCTACCGCAGCAACTATTAAACCTACTGGACCTGTTAAGGCGGCGAATACTGGCATAAGCGAGGATATGGCGCTAACAATTTGACCCGCTATAACAAGCACAGGACCTAATGCGGCTGCTATTGCCGCGCCTACAATGATCATCTGTTGCTTCGCTGGCTCCAAGGTGCTAAATGTCGCGGCAAGAGATGTGATTTTATCAATGAGTGGCTGTAGAGCATCTACCGCCTGGAGCACCACCGGCATAATGGCATCACCAATAGTTATCCCAATGTCAGTTAGCTTGTTCTTAAATATCTGCATTTGGCTGGCGAATGTTTTGTAACGTTCCTCTGCCTCATGAGTCAACGCTGCGTTCTCATCCCAAGCCTCATTTGACAACTTAGTTGCATTGGTAACCAAATCGCCTGCATTACCGAGCCGCAGCAAGCTGTCCCTGAGTCTGATTTCTGTGATACCCATTTCCTCCAGCATATTGATGGCGGATGTTCCGGCCTGATCTGCATTGCCGAGACCATTAATAAAGGCAGTAAGAGCTCCTACGGCATCCGTTTCAAATGATTTCTTGAACTGATCCGATGTTACCCCTGCAATCTTGGAGAAATTCTGTAGGTCCACGCCGCCTTCTACGATGTTTCCCATCTGCGTCTGTGTCATGCCCAGAGCATCGGCAAGAGCTTTGAAGTCTTTGCTGTTATTGTCAGCGAGTAGTTGTAGCTCGCGGAGTGACATCCCTGTGGCTTTGGTTAAAGCATCGACTTTACCCATACTTGATGCCGCAACTTGCATTCGGACCATGACTCTGGAGATTGCCGAACCACCCATTTCCGCCTCAACCCCTACGGATGAGAGTGCTGCGGAAAGACCGAGTATGTCCGCCTCAGACATGCCCACCTGGTGCCCTGCTCCGGCAAGTCGAAGGGCCATATCCGTGATTTCTGATTCAGTCGTTGCAAAGTTATTACCAAGGGCAACAATGGAGGAACCAAGCCTGCCGAATTGATCTTGTGGCATTTGAGTGATGTTCGCGAGTCGGGCCAACGCGCTCGCTGCCTCGTCGCTTGTCATGTTGGTTGCAACGCCTAAATTGACCATCGTCTTCGTAAATCCCAAGATCGCCTCTGTCTTGATACCTAATTGCCCTGCTGCTTCCCCGACCTTGGCAATATCGGATGCTGATTGCGGCATTTCTTTCGCCATATCCCGGATACCTTGCCGCAGCTCTCCGAATTGTTCCTCAGTGGCATCTACGGTCTTCCGGACGCCAGCAAATGCAGATTCGAAATCAGAAGCCACTTTAAGCGATGCACCGCCGACCGCAACGAGGGGAACCGTCACCAGTGAAGTCAGAGACTTGCCTACGTCCGCCATGCCTTTGCCGAATTTATCAACCGACTTTTGTGCTTGCTTCATGGCGTCATCTAAGCCGGTATTGTTGCCTAGAATGTTTATGACAAGGTTACCAAGTAAACTCATGATCCCCCTCCTTCCGGTCGCTTGATGCGCTCACCATATTGCTTGTGGAATGCAGCCCGATCCGGCGTCTGATTACCATCTCCACGGACCCGTCGCTCTTTCTTCGGCTGTTCTTTCGCACCAAAAAGGCCGACCGCTAAGCGACCGACCAGAATGTTTGACTTATTCTCTTCATGTTCCAGACCGTAATCGTAGTACATCATGATCTGTGGAAAGGACATATGGTCCAGCATGTAGCTGGGTGTTGCCCAGGAGTACATCGCGCCCATTCGCGCAAAAATACGCCCCAACTCTATTGGCTGGGGCTCTCCTCGTTTTTTCCTGATTCCGTGCCTGCCCTTTCCTTGAGAGGAGCCAAGACAAATTCAATTAGTTGCATCAACTGTTCAAAATCTGCGTTGTCAGCTATCCAGTCTTCAGTAATTTCAGGAAAAGATGGCTTGCAGATGCTAATGATTTGCTTAAGCACGGCAGAAAAACTATCATCCCCACCATTCTTCAATTTGTCCTGATTCTTGGCAATATCCAACGTCACCCGGGAAGGGATGCGCGACACATCGATCCTTTTTCCGCTCAGAATAACAATACGCTCAGCAGGGACGACTTTATCCAGGTCAAGAATTGCTGGTTGTTTTGACATATTAATTAAACCCCCTGTTCATCATAAATCTCGAACAACTGTTCACCGACAACCCGGCTGGAATCTAGGGTACCGTTCATCCGAATCGGAGTAATTGCCGGATCTTCGGCGTCCGCTTCCGGGAATGTGATATTCAGCCCGTTTTCAGGCGTCGCCTTGTAAATCGTGATTCGGAATTCTTTTCCTGCATCATCATAGTTTGTGATTCGAGCTACACGGGGTTGAAAGGTTCCCAGACCACCGGAGAGGAACCGTTTTGCCGATAGTGGGGTGTATGTGTAGTTGACCGTAAGAGCATCCCCAGAAGTAATCCCTCCACCCTCTACTCTTGAGATGACGGTGAATCCGGCACTGTCTACAGCCAGGGTGAAATCTGTACCGGCTACCAATGTAGTTGCGCCTTTTTTTACTGTGACGGCTGTAACGACTGTCCCTGCACCATTCTTGTTTAAAAGACGTTTCTGCGTTTGTCCGGTTAGAGTCACGGACTCATTGGTCACAGTTTTTGGTGTGCCTGTGATGTTATCAATTTTATCGATCCCACCCCGAATCGTCGCCAAGGTCGCGAGGTTGATTTCCATCAGATCCCCCTCAATACCCGCAGCGTGGTTATTTATTCCGGTCTTGATGACACCGGCATTATCGCTGGTTACAGTCATTTCGTCCCAGGTTTCTTCAAACACAATACTTTTCATTGCCCCAAGGTCAATGAGACTGTTCACGTCCTCGCCAACCTCAAATTTCGCAGAACCAAACCGGATAGAGCTTGCCTTTTGGACAGTCGTCATATTACGTGCCATATGGGTTATTCCTCCCTGTAGATGATTTTAAAGTCTGTTGCAATGTGATAGAGCTTCGTGTCACTCTCGTACATGTCCCTGCTGCCCTCCCAGACGCCTTGAAGCACCTGAACCCCGCCCATACTGCCCTTGTACCTCTGAAGAGCATCACGAAGGGCCTCAGCTACTGCCTTGGCCTCCCCGTAGCGAGTTGAAAATACCGAGAACTGAAACCTTGGGTAGGCCACGGGAATGTTATGGTGGGCAACTCCTGATATCTCCAGATAGGCAATCGCTGGGTATGTTGGCTTTTCCGGCAACCACCCGGGGTAAATCCGACTGCCCACAACTCCCTGAATCTCTGGTATGGCTAGTAGGAATTCCCGTAGTTTTGTTTCAATCGCCATTAGACACCTACTCTCTCAACCACAGCCTTAACACCCTCTATAAGCAGCTTGCGGACTTTTGCCCGTGACTTATCCATAGAGGGCCGCATGAACGGCCGCGGCGGCTGGTGGCTACTCCCGTATTCGTAGAAAGTAACGTAAAAAGGAGCTGACGCTGAAACATCTCCACGCCGAGCCCCTACTGTTACATTCGCGTAAAAATTTCCTTTCTTTGATGTGCCGATGTTGATTTCCAGTGAGAACCGTGTCTTCCCTGTTTCACCAATAGGCACACGTGAATCGGCCTCACGGAAGACTATTTCAGCAGCTTGGGAGATAAGGTCCCGTATCTCTTTGGTAATCTCAGCATTTGCCCGTTTGATCTGCCTGATAATCTCCTCAGCCCCATCAACCCTAATGTTTGACCTTGTGGTGCGCCGGGCCATTATTGTTTCTCCTTACACATCAGCTGTAGTTCACTACGGTTGTACTCTGGATGAATGATGTACAGGATTTCAAACTCAATTCCCTTGAAGCGTACAACCATAGTCCGATCTATCCCTTCGCGGTACCTAATTCGGATACGGGTGGTCACATCAGCTGTAACCTGGGCAGCTGCGGCTCTGTCTTGGCCCCGGAGTGGTTCTATTGCAGCCCAAAGCTTCACCACTTCGATCCACTCGTCCGTTGGTTGTCCCCATTCATCCTGATCATCGGTACCAGGCGGGCGGAAGACTGCGGCACGTTTATCCAGACGATTGACGAGCACCGTCATGATTCATCTTCTGCCTTTGATATTACGGTTTTACTGGTGTTACCCCGGGGAGTGCGCTTGGTGGTTTGTTTGTCGTCAATCTGGCCTAGAAACCCAAGAGCCTGCAATCCGGCTGCCCTCTCTGTATCCGCAGGGTATTCAGAGCCGATCTCATAAATTTCTCCAGAACCTCTATCCCTGAATTTCTTCAATACGGGATATTTCATGTCAAATCACCCCGTTTTCATTTGTAAAATCAAGCTTTCCAGTGAGAAATTGAACTTCTCAATTTTTTCAGAAGGGTCTCTATGTTCATAGTGGATTGCACAGTAGAGCAGTACGGCCAGTTTATATCTGGCCGTACCCTGCTTTTCCACTGGAACACCTGCTTCAGCAAGATATTCCTCAGCTGCGGAAACAAAAAGAGCGAGTGTGACATCCTCCTCGCTCCCATCTATTCGTAAATACTCTTTCAGTTCATCAAGCGGTAATTTGAGCATATGAGGCTCCTTTCCGCCCTACACCGTAGGTACCCAATCCAGCACGGCAGTATACACCTTTCCAGCAATGGTTTTTACTTCGAAGTCGTACTTTCCGGCCACATTGCTGTCGCCAAACCATAACGTTTCTTGGTCATCCGGGATTAAGTCCACACCGTTTTTCTTGATGTACGTCACTGCCCCGGATGCGAGGGATACTCTCACTCCTGCACCATCCAACAGTTCAAACTCGGTATGATTCACACCGTTGTGTTCGCCCTCTCGACCTGTTGGATTAAATGTCGCTGGCGAAGGAGCTAGGACTTTTTTGCGATACGGAATGCGGACTTCAGTTTAATTTGATGATCAATCCATGCCGTCAGCACAAAATCCCAGATCCCTGTGCGGACGTTTTTATCCCGGTCATATAGAATTTGCGGGTCATAGTTGAAATGCGAATACCGGAAGTCGCCCACAATTGGGAATACTGCCAAGTCACTGAATTCAACAGGCTTTCCAAGAACTTGTTCAGGCTGAGCATTGTACAACGTTGTGCTGCCGTTAGCCAGCGCCTCGATGATATCCAAGTAGTCAGTGTATCGCATAACGATTGAGGCAGTTTCGCGGTAATCTTCATGGAGGTCTGCAATTGCCGCCTTAATTGCCTTATAGAAATCTGTACCCGCCGAAGTAACAACCTTGAGTGCATTTTGTGTGGAATAGAACGACATGTGTTCTTCCCCAACCTTTGGAGTTGTAGCGAATGCGACCTTCTTCTCCTTCGCAGCCAGACCACTCTCTAAAGCCTGCTCAACGGTTTGGACAAGGTTTGTATCAGTAGCCGCGAGAATGGTTTCAGAGATTGGCGCAAATACCTTGAATTTATGACGTCCGAACGTTACCACATCGCCATCAACCTTTAGTTCATTAGCCGTTTCTGTATCCGCAATAAAATCATCATCATCAAGGGTGAACGTTACTTTAGGAATCTCAAGGTTGGTCACACTGGTAACCGTGGACAATTCCCGGAGTGGATTTTTAACAAACGGTTCATGAAGCAACTCATTGGTCATCGTGGACGGTAGGATCTTCTCACCGCCAGTTGAGTTCCCATCACCGAGAGCAGCTTTGATTTCAGGAGAAACATTCTCTCCGCTGATAACAGCCCGAACCAAACCAGCTTTAGCAGCAGTAATCTTGGCTTTAGGATCAGAGAGGTTTGCCCCTGGTGCCGGTGTCTTGGCGGCAAGGGCAGCTGCTTGAGCCGCCTCCATCTCATCATGTTCTTTCTGGAGGATGTCAAAACGAGCTTTCAAGTTCGCTTCTTTCGTCTCTAGTGCTTTGATATTTTCAATGCTCGCTTCAGGCTTAGAAGCCTCCACGATCTTTTCTTGTTTCGCTGCAGCGTAAGCTGCGCCGATAGTTACCAAATCATTTTTTACATCAAACAGTGTTTTAGCCATTAATGATTCCTCCCAGGTATGATTGCAGATTTTGTAATTCAAGACTTGCATTTCTTGCGATTTCAGATCTTTTTTCCTCTGTTAGCCCATTTTCAGGCGTATGAGGTTGTAATGCACTTAGGGCAGCAGGGACATTCCGGTATTTTGCAAGCAACTCCTTGCCTGCCAGTGCAGCTATTTGTTTTGCCTGTCCAACAACATCACAAAGGCCATAATCAAATGCCTCTTGCGCAGTCAACCAAGTCTCTGCCTCCATGAGGGCAATCAAGTCAGCTTCAGCCAGTTTGTCGCCTGCCTTAGCAAGGTACGCCTGCCGGATCGGCCCATCATCAACCTTATCCAACATGTCAGCAGTCTCTCTAAGGTCCTTTGCGTTGCCTGCTGTATAAACCCACGCATTGTGGATCATCAGCATTGCGTTGCTTGGGATAGTAATTGTGTCCCCGGCCATAGCAATTACTGATGCAATGGAGGCGGCGAGGCCATCCACATGCACGTTTACTGTGGCCTTATGACGCTTCAGCATGTTGTAGATAGCCACGCCCTCGAAGACATCACCGCCAGGGGAGTTGATATATACATTGAGCGTATTGATATCGCCTAGGGCATCAAGTTCCGCCTTAAAGCTTTTTGCTGAGTGAGCGTAGTAACCACCGCCCCACGATGCGATTTCAAGGTAAAGATACAGGTCGGCCTCATCAGCAGCTTGGTTTTTGAATTCCCAAAACTTCTTACTCATTCTTTGTACTCACCCCCTTCCGGTGCTCAACTGGTGTATCGATTGGGTACAGATCACCGCTGATGTGCAGCTTTTCCCCGCCAGATTCGGGCGGCAACTCTTCCCAGGCTCGAACCTCATTGGGTTTAAACACACCGGACCGGATCATTTTGAAGTAGAAATCACCCCGGGTTTGCATATCCCCACGCAAAAGAGCGCCAACAGTGAACTTAAAGTACAGTCCCTGTTTGCGCTGCTGTGCTGTAAGCAGCTTCCGGTTAAATTCCTGTTCATACTGTCGGATAATCGGCAACAACGTGTATGTCACAAACTCAAGGCTCATCTGCTCCATACTGCTGTAACTCGCACCGTCCGTTTCACCCACCATAGTTACCGGCATATTGAATACAGTTGCGACCCGGGAACGGGTTATCTTCTCAACCTCGAACACTTTGGAGTCGATGAAATTACGGTTGATTTCCTTAACTTCTACCCCGGACTCCTGGATAATCACTCCGCCGTTTTCTTGGTAGAATTCCTTGAAGTTACTAAGGATTTCTTTTTTCTTTTCGGTTCCGATATGTGTGGCCATCTTAAGGATGAAAGATGCTTTAATCGAAGAATCCAATTGATCCAAAGTGAACTTCCGAACGGCAGCATCGAAATCAATCGTTCCCTTCAAAACATCTATCGGACTGATACCCTTATAGCCATTTTGGACGGTGTGAATATGGCTGATATGGATCATGTCCATGTTGTGGACATAGTAGGTACCTTTATCCCCTCTGACCATATACCAGAGCTCTTCAGTATCCAGCTCAAGAACAGGATCAACGCGGGTTGGGTCAAGGATTAAAAGCGACTCAACATTGTAGAATCGGTCATACATCTTCAATGCATATCCATTGCCGTGAGCGTTCCTCAATGTTTCTAACAGCCGAATGAAGCCGAAAGAGGTCATATTCCGGTTTGGAGCGTTGGCTACCAGATCATTTAGCTCTGAATTAACAGGGCTATAATCCTTGTATAATTTGATAGGTAGCACCGCCAATGAGTTCGAGAGGCGGGAGACAGCCGCAAATATCGTTTCGTTCGACGCAAGCTCGCCGCCGGCTTTACCTCTAAAGATGGATAAGCCATTCCTGAACCAATTAGTGAAATTTTCTGCACCCACAGGAGCTTTGTTTCGCACAACATTCCAGGCCAATTTTGTTCTTTGCCATAAATTCATTTCTTGTCATCACCCCCTTAGCAGCTCACTGATTGATACGAACGATACTTCCCCTGAAGGTTGAGCTACAGCAAGCCGCTTCATTACCTCTACATGAGCATTCAAAAAGGCCGCAAACCCGTCAATTTTACGGTAGCGACCTTGTTTTGTTGGTATTTTGTTTCGGTTCCGGTCTTCAACCAGCTTCACGTTGTTGATATACCACCGGAATAACCGATTGTTGTTGTATATGACCTTGCCATCAAGGAAGAGTTCCTTCAGATCGTCCATTGCTGGCCCCAGTGTGAGGTGACCCTGTCGTACTACTTCACATTCGAATCCATAAGCCTTCAAAGATTCAATAAGACCGAAAGCTTTGGCAGGGTCGTACATGATTTTCTCAATCCCGTATTTCTCGGATTGTTCCACAAACCAGTCGAAAATGTACTCTTTTTTAACATATTCGCCCGGTACTATCGTTAAAAGGCCCATTTCTTCGTACTCTTTGTATGGGATTTTTTCGTTGTCCTGCTCGACCTTAGCAGATGGAATCCATGAATGGCTGATGGTAAACACCTCGCCACTCTCTGGTATGGGAAATTCCAAGCAGCCGCTAGTAAAGTCCTCACTGTCCGAAAGGTCGAAAGCTCCAATACAGCCCTTGCCTTCAAACTGCTTGGCGTCCAGTTCCTTCTTGTTGCGTTTCAGTACCTCGAATGAAAGGAATGATTCCTCGTCAGATTTCACAAAAATGTTCAATCGTTTAGTGATGAAATCATTTCGTTCAGCCGGGATATGCTTCCGGTCTTCCCATTCCTTAAGCATATCTTCCATTTTGATTGTCACGCCAAGGTTCGGATTTGCTTTCACCCAGTTGTTTGGGTTCTCGATGTCATCTCCAGGGTCTAACTCGGCCATGAAATAAAAGGCATGATCAGCCGGAATGACTCCATCCAGAACATCAGCAGCTTTGTCATAATAGTCCATCAATGGACCATCCAACTGATAGCCAGCTGTTGTGATGTATAGAATCATTGGCTGCGAACGAGCACCAGTAGAGTTCTTTATGACGTTGATCAGCTTGTATGTCTTGTACTCATGGATCTCATCGAAAGCCCCCATGCTGCAATTCTTACCATCCAGCTTTTTGCTGTCCGTTGCCAAGGGAAGAATCTTGGACATCGTCCGGCGAAAACGAATTTCATGAAGGGTTTCATCAAAGTGCTTCCGAAGCAACGGGGATGCCTTGATCATTGCTTTACATTCATCGAACATGTCTCGGGCTTGCTCTTTGGAGTTAGCAAGTTGATAGACTCTCGCCCCGTTCTCCCCGTCTTTTGAGGCTCCGTAGAGTGACAGGCCGGACACCAAAGCCGTCTTACCGTTCTTTCTGCCCATAAAAATAAGCCCCTCGCGAAAGCGACGAAGCCCGGTATCCTTATGAACCCAACCATATAACGAACCAACTATAAAATGCTGCCATGGCTGCAGTTCTAGCCGATCAAAGTCACCCATCGACGGCTTGCAGAATTTTTCAATGTATCCGACTGGCCGGTAACCTTTATCCTCGTCGAATACAAAGGGGAATCCTTTCGTGCCCTGCCGCTTGAGGTCATTCAGGTGACGCTGGCAGGCTTGATAAACCTTTTTTGATGTGACGATAAGATGCGCAACAACAGCTTCTGCATATTGAGTGGTTTTTAGCTTTGATGGATTAATACTTTGTAAAGTCGTCACCACTATCGCCACCCTCACCTTCCGGATTAACTACTCCGGAGACCTTCCTGTCTGAGGCAGGGGTAAGCTTCAACTCGGCCTGCAATTTTCTCTGGGACTCAATAATCTTCAGCACTGCATCCACTGATTTGTTTTGCCGATACATCTCTTGCGTCCCGTTTTTAAACAGCTCAACCGCTCCGCGCGACTTGATGTCCTTAATATGCTGCTGCTTCAGTTGTTCCAGCAGGGCCATATTGTCCGCCAGCATGATTGTCCGATCAGACAGGTTATCATCTATCTCAAGTTCTCGAATTATGATGTCAAATAATCGCCTTGCAGCTTGCAGTGTTATCTCCGGTTTTGGCTTGTGCTCCATAGCACCCCCCCCCCTCATATATGAAAGTGTCATGCGTTGTAAACGAATGTGGCGGACCGGTCCCCTGCGACTTGAATCCAAACCTCGAAGGGAGGGGGGCTGGTCGCTTTTCGCCCCATGTCTTCAGACGTTCAAGGAGGCCTCCTACGATTCGGTCCGTTTTCCCATAATAGGTGTGGAAGATTGAATTCAGGATGTCAGGATAGGCCTCTGGTTGGTTACTGACGTACGCTAGCTTTCAACAATGCCTCTCATCATCTTCTCCTCACCACTCCCCTATCAGATCACCTCACCATTAGCCTTGGACACTATGAATCTCGCCTTGCGGCTCGTTGGTGTTGGCTCTCTCTCCCCTTCACCCACACCATGCACTTTATTGTGGCAGCTGTTACAGAGACATAATAGATTCTCTAATACTAAAGCAAGGTCAGGGTACTCGCTGATAGGCTTGATATGATGCACCATGTCTGCCAGTGTCAGGCGATGGCGCATCATACAGTGCTGGCATAGATGGTTGTCCCTGATGAGCGCCTGCTCTCTTGCTCGCTCCCATGCTGTAGACTTATAGAATGATCGAGAGGTCTTGTCTCTCTTGTAACGATCATAGTAACGGTCCTGATCAAGCCTGTTTGTCACTGTCCTCACCGACCTGAACAGATATAAAATCAGATAGCGGTCGTTTAAGTAGTTCACGCACTCCTTCAAGGGCTGCGTCTATACCGGATGTATCCATACCTAACTTGACCTTAATATCGCCTACAGCACTTGACGTGTCGCCCTGTGGCTCTGCCTTTTCCCAGTCATGCAAGCAGACGTCAGATCCAGTATCTACTTGGTCATATGATACTGGGGAAATTGCTCCATCTATAATGGCGGCTCTTTCTTCCTCGGATAGTGTACTGATGTCGTCTACCTCCAGCACACGCTCAATGTAGTGCTCTCCCATACTTACTGTGGTCTGTACTCTTAACATTGTTCTCACCCTTTCTCTGCTATGGCAGCCCGTACCCGGTCCATGCCCGCCTTGATATCGGCCTGCGTCTTCTTGATATTCTTCAGAATGACAGACTGATTAGCCCGCGGATTCTGGAGTTGGCTCTGTATGCGCCGGATCTTATCCTGCAGCTGCCGCACTTCTGAATCAGTGTAGTAGGCCACATATTCACGCTGGCAATGTGGGCAGTTAAAATAAGTCTTCTCAACGGCTCCTGGTAGCCTTGCTGTTTGGAAACCCTTGACCTCAAACTGTTCGCCACAGCCTTCATTGCATATGGCTGGTATGGCCTTACTGGCCTGTGCTGTGCTCATTGCGTTTCATCCTTTCGTGTATCAAGGTCGCTATTGAAGAAACAACCACATCTTTCATCACCATCTGCGTTATGAACAATCGGAGTTCCGCATACACCGCAGGCTTGTTCATTCTTATGCGTAATTGGTGGGACCTCGATAAAGTGAGCCCCACACTCTCTGCTCCACACTGGAAGCTTAAAACCCGGTCTTGGGTGGTCGTGATACTCGTCAATGATCCGCAGTGGTTTGTCCATGGATCTCATCCTTTCCAGTGTTCACTAAAACAAATGGGCCTCTCACACCAGCGCTGAAGTTTTCTGCGGCTTTCAGGGCATCTCGTATTCTTTCATCAGGAGAAGCGTCAGCCAATCTTCCGGTGCTGAATAAGCTGCCCTTCGCGATGTCGTCACCGCAACCCACAGCATCATAACCATCTGCCGGCTTGCCTACTTGAAAATCCCCATCGATAACGAATAACTGCCCTCTGTATCCTACTAAGAACCTTCCGCCTGTTTCCTCGCCATTCTCAGTGCGAGTGAATCCGCCTGTCTTCAGGCAGGTTCGAACGGCTTCCACAAACTCAGTGACCATGTATTCGTATATATCCATCTCCGGTTTATGGTAAGGAATCTCAAGCTTGAAGCGCAGCAGCTGCCCCATCCGGAATGACGATGTGAAGCCCATAATGAATTCGCCTTTTTTAAAGACTTTCTCGTCTGCTCTGATACTTAGGCTGAGCCCGCCAACTCCGGCGCTGTCACCGCCCATATATACCTTTCCGTTATCCACCAACCCAACAATGCAAGTCATACGACACCTCCGTCATATCAATTTCCCATGTACCTTAGTTCGCTCTCACCTCTGAGCTTTTTGGGTTTAGATTATGGGATTGTTACTTATTTACGATATAGACTTCGTATTTCTTCTGACTAGACTTTCTAATATCATCGCAAATGCGCTCTTTCTTGTGATAATTAAATCACTGTTATAAGCAGACACCCTTTTTGACCAATCATTAGGAAGCTTGGATTTGTCCAGTGTGTACGGCCCTTGGTCACTCCTGGGGTATTTCCCGGCATCTACACCTGTTGTGCTGATGGTTGTGCTCGGTATGGTGTACGGCTCTCCCGTCCTAGGTGCAGTTGGACCAACAAACTTGGAAGGCTGCTGTCCTGCCTGAAGCTTCAAATATACCGCCAGTTCTTCAGGTGTGCCTTCGAGCATTCCGTCCTCATGGATTTTCATATTCACTCACCCCTCATCTACTTCACTTGCAAACGGAACCGAAGCATCAGACAAGAAAATCACTTCAAGGTTTGTCCAGTATTCTTCTGGATACCGGTATTGCCCACGATAGGACGAGAATGCGTGTTTCTTGAACATCTCTGATGCGGCTGTTTTGGCTGCTGCTTCATTTTTAGCAATAACCGTTACGAAGTGTGGACCGTTACCCATATAGCCATTGACAACATAATAAAGATTCACCGAACCATCCTTTCTAGGCATAGAAAAAGCCACCCGGGTTAGTGGATGGCTTTATGTACTAATTATGAGATTTTCATTTCATCCCTATCATTTAACCTCTACCGAATGCAGGATGACTGCCGTCAATAGGTTTATTGGCTTTCTGTTGGTAGTAAACTAACGCACTGTACAGAGGCAACGGATCAACAATTCCGCGATCATCCGGCATTGCTATAGCAGCTGTACTGAACTTAATGTCCAATACAGTTTCTACCTCGTCGCCATTAATAAACTCATTAATTTCGCTTTCTAGTGGCTCTGCATAAATGTTATGGTAAATCTTCACCTTATTCATCATTTTCACCTCCCACCACCATAATTCGGTGTATAGAAGATAAGTCCTGCTAATCCCAAACTGTGCGCTTGCTCATTTCCTCTTCATTGCCAGCGAGCATCAGGTCCCAGCATGTCTGACAAAATGAAGCTTTGAGGATTGTATGCTTTATAGGCTTCGGGTCATTGCAGATCACGCATTGACCTTTGACCGGCTCCTTCCTTTTTTCTCCTTCATGCTTAACCCACATGGACAACACTCCTTTATATTTCGTTGAAGCGGACAGCCGGACTCGAACCGGCATCATCAGTTTGGAAGACTGAGGCCCAACCTTTAGACCATGCCCGCAAATTTGATCCTGCTGCGTTCTCTGGGCCTGTGCTTAACGCCGCACTTTTGGTAATAAGCTGGAGCTTTCGCAGGATCATTGATATGGGCAAGGATTTGCACCTTGCATGGTAAATTTCGTGGTATCTCGTTTATGCCCGATATTGCCTGGAGCTTCAGCGTTCTTTTACCGAGAGCCATTAGCTACACCACTACATTGCGTCTACCTTTTCCGCCACCACATCATATTTTAGTCGGTTCCACCTTCCGACCCCGGACGGACGACTTCCCTACCTCCTAAGAGGCTCCGGCCCAACACTACACACCATAAACACCGAGGGAAGGAATCGAACCTCCAGTCGCGGGTTTGGAATCCGCAGGTTTGCCATTAACCGACCTCGATAGATTGCCCCTGCCAGACCGCACGAACGCGTTTCGTACAGCCTGGACTCATAGGGCGTGTAATTTGCCCCTCCTTATCCGAAGACGCGGCTGCGCGCCCCAGGAGGCCATGACAAGCAGTGCGGTTTGCTGACTCACACAGGTAGCAAAAAGAACAGCCTGCCCGCGTGTGCTACCCTTGCGGCTCTGTGTAGGTCTGATTGCGAGGGCCAACTGATGCCGCCGTCTGATTGCCTACCACCGTCAAACAGGTAATTGGTTGTGTCGGGTGCTGTTCTCTTTGTTTTCCATGCTATAAGAATAACCTATATAACACCTAATGATTTATAGGTATTTCAAATAAACAACAAATAATATTTGATTTTATTCCAAATCGATGTATATTTGTGTCATTACATATGGAAGAGGTGACACGTAATGTCCAGAGAGGAATTCATAATCAAATACGTAGCGCTCTACCTCCGAAAGAGTCGGGGTGAAGAGGATTCCGATTTAGAAAAACACCGCTACATTTTAAGAGAGATGTGTCTTAAGCATGGATGGAAATACGTAGAGTATGTTGAAATAGCCAGTTCTGAAACCATTGAGTACCGTCCCAAGTTCAAAAGCCTGCTTTCAGACGTTGGGGAAGGAATATATGATGCTGTGTTGGTTGTCGATTACCAAAGGCTGGGCCGGGGTGAACTCGAAGACCAAGGCAAGATAAAAAGGATATTCCGGGACAGCGAAACATACATAGTTACACCTGACAAAATATACAACCTCGTAGACGATACGGACGACTTGCTGGTCGATGTTCGGGGCCTACTTGCCCGTCAAGAGTACAAGACTATTACGAAAAACTTGCAGCGCGGTAAGAAGATCGGTGCCCGTCTTGGTAACTGGGTGAATGGCCCTGCACCGTTTCCTTACAAATACGTGGCTGCTATCAAGGGACTTGAAGTGGTCGCTGAGAAAAATGTTCTTTATCAGGAGATGAAAGAACGGATATTTAAAGGGGATTCCTTAGAGAGTATGAGCTGGGATTTTAATAAAAGAGGCATTCCAGGTCCAAAAGGTGGATTGTGGCATGCGAATTCAATACGTAGAATTATTACGAATGAAGCTCATTTAGGGAAAATAATTACGAATAAAACAAAAGGGTCAGGACATAAAAAAAAGAAGTCTCAACCCTTAGTAATCAATCCAAAAGATGAGTGGGTAATTGTTGAAAATTGTCATGTGGCTGTAAAAACCGAAGAAGAGCACATGAGATTGTTATCCATTTTAGATAAAAATCAAATAATTCCTGACCGTGTTAAAGCTGGTACATACGCCTTGTCGGGTTTGGTTTTTTGTGGAAAATGTAAAAAGATGATGCGTTATAACGTCCGGACCGATACTTATCCTACGAACTCCATAAAGGCTTGTAATAAATACGATCATTTTGGTAACTATTGTTCAAATCGTGGGATAAAAATCAGTGTTCTCACTGACTTCATAAATGGAGAAATAGCGGAATATGAACAAAGGATCCTTGATACCGAAAATTATATTAATAACAACTTGATTGAACAATTAGAAAGAACTATAAATGAAAAAGAACTTCAGTTGAAAAAACTGAATAGGGCTCTAACCAAAATAAAGGAAATGTATGAAATGGACGAATATACGCGGGAGGAATATGAGGAGCGTAAAGAAAAAAGGCAGCAAGAGATAGCCGCGCTTGAATCCGAATTGTCTGTCCACCGTTACGAAATAAACTACGATAGCCGCAAGAAAAATAAAGAACGGATCAAATTAATAAATTCATTTAAAGACATTTGGTCATCTGAATCCACGACTGAAAATGATAAAAATATGATTGCGAAAAAGATTATTTCCAGAATAGAATATGTATTTGAGAAAGGATCGGATGAACTTAATATTTCGATACAATTCAACTAAACCCTTATAGAATAAGGGTTTTTATTTTGAGGCTTAAGCGGACGTGACACCAATGACAGGTACGTGTGAATCAACAACTAGCTATACCCAATAGAAAGGAAGATGGGCTTGTTGTCTCGCTTGGCGATTTCAAAAGCCTCCTCCGACCAAGGGAACCAGTTCACCGGGTTGTGTGCGTGTTGCAGCAAATACGGTGATTTTTCCTTGGCTAATCTATTGGGTACTTTTTGAGTTGTCATGGGGCATCACCTCGTTTCGTGTTGGATTTGGGTAAAGTATTGCTTAGGGTTAGTTTACCCAAAAAGGTGGGGGAAGGCTCATGAATTAAAAACCAGCTCATTTTGAATGCTAATTACAACGCCCCAGTTATTCTGATTTGTTTGTTATCTGAGCTTGCTTATTTGATTTCACTTCTAATAATAAGGTAGAGCCGATGAATGAATATGCTCTTAACTAAAAACATAGCAAACTATAGTAACTTCTTATAAATTCCATCTTAGAATAATAAAATATTTCTTAATCTCTCATCCCAGTCACTCCCCAAATGAGAGTTCAACAAAATAATTATATTTTCGTAATTTAAAATAGTTATTCTTTCATCAATTTTGCCTAATGAACCACTAGCATATCCGGTACAAAAAATTACACCTCTATTAATTTTGTCGTTATTAACTGTGTATGCAAAAGACTTAACATGAGTATTGGTTAGTTCTGAAGTATTATATAATTTACATTCAATATAAACTCTTTCTTCACCGTCAGGTCGATTAATAGAAGCAATAACATCTTTTCCCCCATCACGTGTTGCAGAAGTCAACTGAGTTTTATATCCCATTGACGAGTATAATCTCTCAATTAATCTTTCAAATTCCGAGGGCTTTAACTGTAATAAATTCTGTCTTGGTTTATTAACATATATAAATTTTGCGTAGATAATTTTAACACATTGATCAATTCCTATAATTCTGTCATCTGGAAGCCCCATCTGTGAATATGCATATCCTTCTAGTGCAGTAACAGCCTGATATGGTGAATAAGGTAATAATTCCAAAACCCACGTTAATCCGTCCCAAGCATCATTACCGTTCTCTATTCTTTTATATTTTTCACTGGAATTCATAGCATCTCTCATCTTTAATGACACATCATTTAGAAGGTTTTGTTGAAATAGTTCCTTAACGATATTATATTCACTAACATCTAATAATCTATTAATAGGAAATAACAAATGTCGTAACAACATCTTTACTTTTGGAATACTTATCTCTTCAATATTATCAATATATTCTTGCAACCATTCATCATATGGGATTCTCAGTTGTGGATACACATTTTCGTGGTTAATGATAAGTTGAAACCATTCATCAAAATTTTGATAATTATCTGAATATAAATGTTGGTTAATTTCCACGAGCTTCTTCTCCTCTTAAATTATGTTTTTAGGTATTTAAGTTTACGTTCTTGCATTACGAACCTGCAATACCTTTATATCCAAAGAACAAGCAGCAACGCGGTTAGATAGTGCATCGTAGTCACCAACCTTATTACCTAGCCTCTTGTTAGCATTTAACATTACAAAAATAAAAACTTTTCCGCAACAGATAGCACTTCTCTAACATTTTTAGTTTTGTGAACGAATATGGATATTTTAAAGTAGCTACAATTTGATACTCGTCCATGATATAACCGTTGTAATAGACCACTCCATCTTTTTGGACTATGCGATCCACCTTAAAGATAAAGAATCTATGTTCATAGTTTGGTACAGCCTTCAAATTATTTCCTAACAGTACTAATTCATGAATACTTAGATGTTTGTTGCTGTCCAATTTAAAGAAGAATTGAATTTTATCGAGAGACTTAAACTTATTGTTTTCTATAAGTCTCTTCATTTGATAAATACTACGAATTACGTCTCTAAACACTTTTTTCTTTGACTCGTAAATTGAATATTTAGAGTAAGAATCCTCTGGTTTCACCAACTGCTGCTTAGTTCTCTGTACTGGTGGGGACAATTTCGTCAAAGACTCCATATCTATAATAACTTGCAGAGAATTTTTTTCAGATTTCATGAGTTCAACATACTCTTTCCCTTCCCAATCCACATCAAAATATTGCGCCTCTATCTTCCGACAATTATGCCCACCTTCGTCTGGCCAAGCCTTGAAATAACCATTTACATTGTAATTCACTCTTAGGGGTGGGTCGCAGAAAGGGCAATATATTTCTCCCCAATGCACCGATCTTTGATAATTTGAGATATGTATAATTTCTTCCCCGTATTTTGCGATCACTTGCTTATTAGACAGGATGCTCCCCTTCCTTTCAAAAGAATCTTACGTTTCTTGTACATGACTTTGTTAAAATCAATTTCAACTCATTCTTGAAAACCCGAGAATATAGATCATATGAACTGTTGTCTTATCATACAATAAAATGGAAGAATATGATGAACGTTATTAATATCCAAATAAAAAACTCCCACTAATTTTCTCAGCAGAAGTTCCAAAAATCATTTATTAACGCGAACATCCCTTTATTAACAGGTACGTGTGAATCAACAACTAGCTATACCCAA